CAGGTCGTCCGGCGGCGGCGTGGCTGGCGACGACGACTTCGACAGCATCGAAGAGGGCGCCGACGCAGTGGACGACCTGGCCTAAGTGCCCGCCCTGGCTTCGGCCAGGGCTATTCGGTGGTGCTGCTGGCGGCGCGCCAGTCACAACGGAAGGCGGTGAACGGGGTGAGTACCACCGGCCGCCAGCAGCACCACCGAATAGCGGGGGCTTCCTAAATCCAACCTGCGGTTTGCCGCGCGGGAAAAAGCCCGAGCTGGTTACGCACTTCCCGCCCGCAATCTGGACTTTCGGGGGTGCTGTCGTTACTCAATCCGCAGGAAGCCCGCAAGGGGATAGGCGGCAAGCTCGGGAATAGGCAACACGAACAATGGCTACGTATTCGGTCCGCTGCAAACACAAGGCATGCCGCCATCGGCGCGTGGCGAAGACGCACCCCGAGGATTACAAGGTGGTGCCGGCGTGCCCTAAGTGCGGCCACCGGAAGGGCTGGCGCATAGAGAACCGTGCGTACAACAAGCGCGGGCTGTGCAACTGCAGCGGCGTGGAAATGGTGCGCGGCGTGCGGTTCCCACACAGGTCCACGCATCCACTGTGCGAGGAAAACCCGAACGGCGAGCGCAACCAGGCGCTACGCCGCGGCGTGAAACCGGACGAGCTGCCCTTGGAACTCATGGGCGAAGTGATGAAGGAAACCGATGATTGCCCGTTCTAAGACCCCGGCCGGTTCGTTCGGTGCCCGCGCCTGCCGGGCGCTGCGCGTGCGCCTCTTCACCTTCGGCCGCGAGTCGCTGCCGCCGTCGTTCGCTGCGTCCAACTGGATCGTGTCGCGCATCCGCGCCACGGTGCCGTGGGCGGACTTCAACAAGATTCGAGCGGTGTACCGCGAGGCCGACCGCCTCACGCAAGCCACGGGTGTGAAGCATCACGTGGACCACATCATCCCGCTCAACCATCCGCGCGTGTGCGGGCTGCACGTCGATAACAACCTGCGCGCGATCCCTGCCGGCCCGAACATGGCCAAGACAAACAACTGGTGCCCCGAGCAGCTTGAGCTCTTCGACCAGCCGGAACAACTGAGACTGCTATGACAAACACAACGAAAGCACCGCCACGCGCCGGCGCCGTATGGTTGGCCGACGAAGACGAATTGCTGCGCCAGCGGTTCGCCGCCAACTACTCGCTCAAGGGCTTGATGGCCGCACACGGGCGCACCGCCAGCGCCATCACGTCCCGGCTGGTCAAGCTCGGCCTGCTGGTCGCCGTCGGCCGTGACTACCACGCGGTATCGCAAGACCCCTGGACCACGCAGCAAGAAATTTCCTACGCCACTGAGCAGATTGCCCTCGAACTGTGAATAAGCTGTATTGCGACCTAGAAACATTCAGCCCCGTGCCGCTCAAGGACGGCACCCACCGCTACGCCGAGCAGGCCGAGGTCATGCTGTTCCCGTACGCGCTGAACGACGACAAGCCGCAGCTTTGGGATTTGACCGAGCGCGCGAAGCCGCCCAGCGACCTGGCCGACGCGCTGCACGACCGCGACGTGATGACCGTGTGGCAGAACGGCGGCATGTTCGACCGCGTCGTAACCAAGCACGCGCTGCCCTGGCTGTACGAGGCCGTGCCCATCGAACGCTGGTACGACACGCGCGTGCAGGCGCTCGCGCACTCGCTGCCCGGGGCGCTCGACAAGCTGTGCGAGATTTTCAACGTGGCCGACGAGGACAAGAAGCTCGACGGCAAGGCGCTCATCCAACTGTTCTGTAAGCCGCCCGCCAAGAACTTGAAACGCGGCCGGGCCACGCGTCACACCCACCCGCAGGAGTGGGAAGCGTTCAAGCGCTACGCCATTCAGGACATTCCGTCGATGCGCGCGGTCCACAAAAAGATGCCGGCCTGGAACTACCAGGGCGGCGAAATGGCACTGTGGCAGCTCGACCAGGCTATCAACATGCGCGGCGTGCAGATGGACCTGGACCTCGCGCGCGCCGCCATCCGCGCCGTGGATCGTGCGCAGAAGCGGCTGGCCGCGCGTACGGTGGAACTGACCAATGGCGAGCTGCAGCGCGCGACGCAGCGTGACAAGCTGCTCGCGCACCTGTTGGCCGAGTACGGCGTGGACCTGCCCGACTTGACCAAGGCCACGCTGGAACGCCGCGTCGAGGACACTAACCTGCCGTGGGCGCTGCGCGAACTGTTGGCCATCCGCCTGCAGGCATCGACCACCAGCGCCAGCAAGTACAAGACGCTCGTGCGTGCCGTGTCTGACGACGACCGGCTGCGCGGCACGCTGCAGTTCTGCGGCGCCAGCCGCACTGGACGCTGGGCCGGCCGGCTGTTCCAGCCGCAGAACATGATGCGCCCCACGCTCAAGCAGGACGCCATCGACGCCGGCATCGAGGCCATGAAGTCCGATTGCGAAGACCTCATCACTGACAACGTGATGGAACTGGCGAACAACGCGGTGCGCGGCTGCATCGTCGCGCCGAAGGGCAAGAAGCTGTGCGTGGCCGACCTGTCGAACATCGAGGGCCGCAAGCTGGCATGGCTGGCCGGCGAGCAGTGGAAGATAAAGGCGTTCGCCGACTTCGACGCCGGCATCGGCGCCGACCTGTACAAGCTGGCGTACGCCCGCGCCTTCGGCATCAAGCCCGAGGACGTGGACAAGCACATGCGCCAAATCGGCAAGGTCATGGAGCTGGGCCTCGGCTACGAGGGCGGCGTCGGCGCGTTCCTACAGTTCGCACTGGTGTACGGCCTGGACATCGAGGCCATGAGCGATGCGGCCATGGGGTCCATTCCCGAGGACGTGTGGGCCGAAGCGCAGGGCATGCTGGACTGGACGAAGAAGCAGCGCCGCAGCACGTTCGGCCTGTCCGACCAGGCGTTCATGGTGTGCGAGTCGTTCAAGCGCTCATGGCGCCGCGCGCACCCGGCGGTGTCCGACTTGTGGACCGACGTGGGTTACGCCGCGCGCCGCGCGATCCAGACCCCGGGCGTGACCTTCGACGTGGCCGACGCCGGTTTCCAGCGCGATTCGCAGGACGCCCACCACTGGAAGCGCTCGGGCGGCATCCACAAGCGCCCACGCCTGCTGCTACGGCGCGACGGCATGTGGCTGCGCATCCAACTGCCGAGCGGCCGGAAACTTTGCTACCCGTCGCCCCAGGTCGCCGACGACGGCACGGTGAGCTACATGGGCGTGAACCAGTACAGCCGCAAGTGGTCGCGCATCAAGACCTACGGCGGCAAGCTGGTCGAGAACATCACGCAGGCCGCCGCGCGCGACGTGCTCACGTCCACCATGCCGGCCATCGAGGCGGCGGGCTACGACATCGTGCTGTCGGTGCATGACGAATTGCTCACCGAAGCGCCCGACACCGCCGACTACTCGCACGAGCACCTGGCCAGCCTGATGGCCACCAATCCGCCGTGGGCCGCTGGTCTGCCGCTTGCCGCCGCTGGATTCGAAGCGTACCGATACCGCAAAGACTAGTTGCTAAACGCGTTAGCGTTTGCTAATATTCGCTCACGGCTGGCGACCGCCGGACGAAGACTAGGGGAAGACCGAAAAATGAAAAAGAAGCCGCTGCATCAGACCTTCAAAACGCACAAGGCGCCGTACTACGGCGGCGACAACCTGTCCCGCACGCTGCAGGAAGCCTATGAGGAATACACCTTCGGGCGTGCCAAGCCGCCGCGCCGTTCCTGGTTGCGCAAGTACGCGCCCGAGGTTCTGCTCGTGGTGTCGGTCGTCGCCATCGTCGTCATGCTGTGGGTTGGCCCCGATGCGCGAATCGGTCGTTGAGCAGCACCTCGTCAAGCGCGTGAAAGCGCTGGACGGCTTCGTGCGCAAACTGAAATGGATCGGCCACCGCGGGGCGCCTGACCGCTTCGTGGCCATCCCGCGCCGCGGCATGTGGCTGGCCGAGTTGAAGCGGCCGGGCGAGGGGCTGGAGGACCACCAGGCGCGCGAGCACGCACGCCTTCAAAACATGGACATCCGCGTCGTGGTGCTCGATTCCATCGAGGCCGTGGACGCATTTATCGAAGGGGCTGCGTGATGGAATACCTCGGTTCGCTGTTCATCGCCCACCCGGGCGTTTTCTTCCTGCTCGTGCTGGCCGGCGGCGTGTACGTCGGCATGGTGCTCATGGCGTGCCTGGTCTCGGCCAGCCAGGCCGACGATGTGATGGACGCCGAAGCGCAGCCGCGACGCGCGGCCGATATGATCGACCCGCGTGTAGCGCAGTGCGAGCGGGACCGTGCGAGTTGCTGCGCTTACGATCCGAACTTCGATTTCGGCGTGCCGCGTCCTGACTGCCCGCAGCGTGCCGCTCGATGACGCGCCGCCAGTTCATCCCCCGGGCGTGGCAAGGCCCGATCATCGACCACGTCATCGAGGTGCCGAGGAACGGCACGTTCGCCGGCATGGGGCTGGGCAAGACCACGGCCACGATGACCGCGCTGGACTTCATGTACCTGGCCGGCGAGCTGACCGGGCCGACGCTGGTGTGCGCGCCGCTACGCGTGGCTGCGAGCACCTGGCCGGACGAGGCGGTGAAGTGGGACCACCTGCGGCACATCGAGGTGCAGCCCATCGTCGGCGATGCCAAGGCGCGCGCGGCGGCCCTGCGCAACACGAACGCGTCGGTGTTCTCGATCAACTACGAAAATCTGCCCTGGTTGGCCGAGCACCTGGAAGCGACCAAACGCACCTGGCCCTTTGAGAAGGTGGTGGCCGACGAGTCCACCAAGCTCAAGGGATTCCGCACGAAGCAGGGCACGGCACGCGCCAAGGTGCTGGGCCGCGTCGCGCACAAGCATGTGAAGCGCTGGTCGAACCTGACCGGCACGCCCAGCCCGAACGGCCTGGCGGACTTGTGGGGGCAAACCTGGTTCCTGGATGGCGGCGAGCGGCTGGGCCGCAGCTTCACCGCGTTCACGCAGCGGTGGTTTCAGAAGTCTTTCGACGGCTTCAACATCACGCCGCTGCCGTTCGCGCAGCAGCAGATTGAGGACAAGCTGCGCGACCTCTGCCTCACGCTCGACATCCGCGACTTCGTGGACATCGCCGAGCCCATCGTCGTGCCGGTCTACGTGGACCTGCCGGCCAAGGCCCGGCGCATGTACGACGAGATGGAAAAGAAAATGTACACGCTCATCGGCGAGCACGAGGTCGAGGCGTTCAGCGCCGCGGCCCGCACGATGAAGTGCCTGCAGCTCGCCAACGGCGCGGCGTACGTGGGCGAGAACAGCGAGCAGTGGGAAGAGATCCACGACGCGAAGCTGCAGGCGCTCGAGGAAATTGTCGAAGAGTCGGCCGGCGCGCCCGTGCTGGTGGCCTACCACTTCAAGTCGGACCTGGCGCGCCTGCTGCGCGCTTTCCCTAAGGGCCGGCAACTGGACGCAGACCCGAAGACCATACGCGACTGGAACGCCGGAAAAATCCCGGTCCTGTTCGCGCACCCGGCCAGTGCGGGGCACGGGCTCAACCTGCAGGACGGCGGCAACATCCTGGCGTTCTTCGGCCACAACTGGAACCTCGAGGAATACCAGCAAATCATCGAACGCATCGGCCCCACGCGCCAGCTACAGGCTGGCCACGACAGGCCGGTGTTCATCTACCACATCATCGCGCGCGACACGGTGGACGAGCTGGTCATGGCCCGCCGGGATTCGAAGCGCGAGGTGCAGGACTTGTTATTGGAAGCCATGAAAAGAAGAGGTAGCAAATGAAATTCGAAGCGAACACCGGGTCACAAGCACCGGACGGGCCGGACTACTGCAGGAATTGCGAGCGGCACAAGGAGTACCACGAGCCAAGCACGCACGCCTGCGCGGTCAATAACGACGAGGCGGTGGCGTTCGCCCACACCAACGAGCGACTGCGCCAGGCGGAAGCGGCTGGCGCGCAGGGCATCGACTTCACCGAGTTGCACGACCAGGTGGCTGCGCAGCTCGTGCCGACCACGGCGCCGGCCATGCTGCAGAAGGCGGCCGGCCTGCTGGCCGAGCGCGGCAAGCAGTACGACCAGCCAGCCGGCGAGCGCAGCATGGGCAAGTGCGTGGCCGCGTTCAACATCATCACGGGCCAGGACTTGACCGAGGCCGAGGGCTGGCTGCTGTTGCAGGTGCTCAAGGACGTGCGCCAGTGGCAGCGCGCGGGCTACCACCAGGACAGCGCCGAGGACTGCATCGCGTACGCGGCGCTCAAGGCCGAGGCCAAGCAGGGCGAGGCGGCGCGTGGCTGACATCATCGACCAAACCGACGAGCGCGAGGCGGTGCTCGAGCACGCGCGCCAGCTCGGTATGGCCGCGAAGGTGGCCGCGATCCCGGCCGGCGAGCCAGGCGAGTGCGAGAAGTGCGGCGAGGACATGCCGCGCCTGGTGCGTGGCGTGTGCTGCCCGTGCCGGGACAAGTTCAAGCTGCCGTGAAGACGGCCACTAAGTCGCTCATCGTCCGCTACCTGGACGAGCACGGGCCGATGGAATCGGACGAGCTGGCGGACCTGCTGGGCATCACGCGGCGCAGCGTCAACCGCGCGCTGGCCAGCATGGTGGCCGAGCCGAGCGCGACGCGCCCGGCGCACATCGAGCGGTGGGGCCAGGTGGACCGCGGCCTGTATGGAGCGGTGCCGGTCCCGGTGTACGCGGCCGGGCCAGGGCCGAACCGCAGGAAGCCTAAGCCCAAGACCAAGGCGCAGTGTGCGCGTGAACATCGCGCACGCAAGGCCACGCCGGTCAGCATCACAGCAGCATGGATTCGGGAATGTTCCTCACCGATGACGAACTCGTCCAGTTGACGCGGCGCACGCGCCGCGCATCGCAGCGCCAGGTGCTCACCGCAATGGGCATCGAACACCGGCCACGGCCCGACGGCTCGCTCGTGGTGCTGCGCTCGCACGTGGAAAAATTGCTTGACGGTGCGTTAGCAAGCGCTAAACTACGTGTACAAATTAACGAACCGGATTGGTCCAAGGTCTAAATGCCCCGTCCGCGCAGCAAAGCGAACAAGCACCTGCCGGCCCGCTGGCGGCACGTCCACGGCGCCTATTACTTCCAGGTGCCGCCGGGGCTCGAGTCGCTGTGGGACGGCAAGCAGACATTCCGGCTCGGCGCCACGCTGCCGGAAGCCTACAAGGCGTGGGCCGAGCGGGTAGGGCGCAACGAGAACGCCAAGACCATCGGCCAGTTGCTCGACCGCTACGGCATGGAAGTGGTGCCGACCAAGGCGCCGAAGACGCAGACCGAGAACGCGCGCCACATCGCCAAGCTGCGCGGCGTGTTCGGGACGCTGCGGCTGGAAGAAATGCGCCCGCAGCTTGTGTACAAGTATGTGGATAAGCGGGCGGCTAAGACGGCGGCCCACCGGGAAGTCGAGGTGTTGTCGCACGCGTTCACGAAGGCTGTGGAATGGGGCTACATCGACCGGCACCCGTTCAAGGGCGAGGTGCGGCTCGCGGGCGAGAAGCCGCGCACGCGCTACGTCGAGGATTGGGAAGTGGTCGAGTGCCTGGCGCTGGCCAGCCGGCGCAAGAAGGGCAGCGTGCTGGCCATCCAGGCGTACATGCGCGTCAAGCTGCTGACCGGCCTACGCCGCGGCGACCTGCTGCGCCTGCGCGTGGCCGACTGCAAGGACGACGGAATCCACGTCATCACGAACAAGACCGGCAAGCCGGTGATTTACGAGTGGTCCGACGAGCTGCGCGCGGCGGTGGACATGGCGAAGGCGGCCCGGCCGGTGCATATCGCGCCCTGGTTGTTCTGCAACCGCGACGGCGCCGGCTACCTGGACGAGACCACCGGCGAGGCCCACGGCTGGGACTCGATGTGGCAGCGGTTCATGGACCGCGTGCTCGAGGAAACGAAGGTCACCGAACGCTTCACCGAGCACGACCTGCGTGCGAAGTGCGCGAGCGATGCCGAGACTTTAGACCATGCGCGGGCGCTGCTCGCACATGCCGATAGCAGGACGACCGACCGCATTTACCGTCGGAAGGCGGAAAGGGTTCGCCCACTGCGATAGAAGGGAATACCGAACGTGAGCACGAAGCGAAAGGGCGCCACGATGAGCGCCGCCCGCAAAAACCTGATGCTGCCGATGCGGATGTTCCGCGAGGTGCTGGCGGCGCGCGAAGGGGCCGAGGATCACTGGCGCGAACTGGCCGGGCTCACGAACGTGTGCGGCCTATACGCCCAGGAACGGCGCGACCACGAGTGGCTGCGTGCCCTGATGGCCGGCGCGCGGGCGCTTGCCGATGTCGAGGCGCGGCACAACCGCGTCGGCGGCCGGTGGGCGGCAACCGAGCCCGAGGTCGCTGCGCTGACCGCGGCGCTCAACGTGATGGACTGCGAGATTTTGCCGGCGATGCTGCAGGCGGATTTCGAGCGGCTGGCCACCAAGTTGAACGCGATGGCCGCCGAGGACGTTGCCTAAACCTTAGGCAATTGGCCGAGTCGAATAGTACAACCCGCGTTGAATAGTACAGCGCAGTTTATTGTTAAATGCTTGAAGCGCTGTAAGTAGTTGAGGGAAAAGCGGATTCTGGCGCGCCCGGCAGGATTCGAACCCACGACCCCCTGGTTCGTAGCCTGTCCGGCGCGTTGCCAGTTTCGCCTATCTTATCAGGTAGTTGCCACCGCAACACTGTGCTATTCCGGCGCCGGTTCGGCCGGCGTAAGTGCTTGATCCGCAACGGGCGCGGGCGGTGCAATAGCACGCTTTCCCCGCGCTGCCAGCGAGTCACGAAGTTGTTGGGGATTGCGTACCTGCAAGGTCTGCTCTGCTTCGCTAGGACGCTTTGGCCACTCGTCCAACGACTCAAGCAGTAGACGACGCGCGACCATCTGGCAGTTGTGTACGTCCACGGCGGTCACCGTCGCCGCGTACTTTGAGACCTTGTGCGCGGACACCTTGCTGCGCATCCACGAGCACACATTGATGGCGTCGATGACGGCCACCTGCAGGTCGCGCACCGGCCCGGCCTTCCACGGCGCTGCCGTCGGGTCGAAGGTGCGGTCGCGCGTTTCCTTCTCGATGGCGCGGCGCGGCCCGTCGCGCACGAGCCATTGGACCGGGCGGTCGATGTCCACGCCTGCCGCCAACAGGCGGGCTTCCAGGTCTTTCTTGACGGGCGGGTTCCACGCGGTTCGGCCAGGAAGCAGCGAGGGCTTGCCGGTCGCGCGCACCTCTAGGCCAATTTCTTCGATGACGCCGTAGGCGGCCACGATAGCGCGCGTGCGCAGGATGTGGTCCGCCGGGTGGCTGCTCGCGCGGTGCTCGTCATGGAAGTAGTCGTGCTCGTCGGGCCGCAGGTCGGCGGGATCGACGTACGTGTCGTGCAAGCTGAAAATGAATTTGACCAGCGCGTACTGGTCGGGTCGGCGCCGGGACGCCTTGGCCGCGATACGAATGGCTGTTTCAATCCCCGGTATCGAACCATACGCCCCTTGCTGCTGGCCCATGTATGTCGCCTGCCAGTCTTCCACGTCGTCAAACTCGCTGTCATCGAACGGGTACGCGTGGTACGGCTGGAACGCAGCCAGGAACCACATGCCCGGTATCCTTCCATCGACTAGCGCCTCGGCGGCGAAAATCATGAAGGCCACTTCCTGCGCGCGGTGGATGTCCCGGCAGTAGATGACAGGGTGGGGCGGATTCGGAATCTTGTGCTTTCGGCGGTGACCCCGCTGCAGCTCGCTCAGTAAGGACGATGGCAGCGGCTCAAATACCACCGACCAACTGCCGCCCGCGCCGTTGTACTTCTCGGTAGTCGGGCGGATGCCCAGGCCCACGGACAGGGCGTACTTGCGCATCGGGGCACGCGTCGGCATGCCCGCAATTTTATCGTGTCAGGCCGGCGCGTGATCCGGCTGCGAGTACAGGCCAGCCTCGGCCTGGCGGCGCAGCGTGAGCCCGCGCATGACCCGTCCGCCGGCTTTGTTCCACAGCAGGAACGAGCGGGCGGCGCCGGCAAAGTCCTGGTCCTTCGTCTTGCGGCAGACCGAGCTGGCGCCGAACGCGCCCAGGCCGATGTTGTAGGCCAGGCTGGTGCAGGCCGCGGCGCGCTCGGGCGGCTCGAGGAATAGCTGCGGGCACTTGCGCATCGACTCGAGCATGAAGAAGCCGACGCGGGCGCGCAGCTTCGTGTCCGCCTCGTCCTGCGTCCAGACCATCCCCGTGGTAACGCCTGCAGTCTCGCCCCAGCCGATTGTCCAGGGCGCGCCGGACAGGTGGCGCAGGTCGGACGGCACGACGATGCGCCCGTCCTTGAGGTGCTGCAGCAGGCCGCGCTTGGCCAGCGCCTCCGACAGCGGCGAGGCCGGGTCGGGGTAGGCGTGCAGGCAGCAGCCCTCGCTGCCCATGATGAGCTTGATGGCCAGCACCAGCCCGTCCAGTGCGGCCCTCATTTCTTCTTATCGAACACGCGGCCGACGAACCAAAACGCTAGGATGCCGGACAGGATGGCCTTGTCGTCTTCGGACCAGCATTGCAGGATGGCGTGCCACGGGTCGGTGCCCGACAACGCGACCACCAGCGTGGCGACCTTCACGGCGCCGTACATCATCAGGAAAAAATAGGTAGTCAGCGGGCGCACCAGGAAGTTGAGCGCGTCGGCCCACCACACGCCAATCTTCTGCATCTGGCCGGCCAGCGCTTCCTTCTGCGCGTCCAGCAGGCCGAGCACCTGGTTGATGTCGCCGGTGACCTGGACTTCCTGCAGCTTCATCTGCCCGCGCGTTTGCTCGAGCGCGAACTGCTTGTCGAGCATAGCGAGTTCGTGCTGGTTGTCGGTCTTCTTGTTGAGCAGGCCGAGCACTTCGGGCAGCAGGCGCATGAAGCCCCCGCCCAGCATCGACAGTACGGTCATGAGCATGTCAGCCCCCTTTGTGAACGGAAACGATGAACGCCTGCCATGCGGCGTAGGCGAGCCACCCGAGGCCCGCAAGCAGGCTGGACCCGGCCACCTTGACCATGGCCTCGCGCACGATCTTGTTGCGCAGTTCGATGCGCTCGATGATGGCTTCGTGGTAGCGGCGGTGCGCTTCGGCGTCGCCGTCGGGGAAGCCGGCCACCAGCTTGGCGATGCGCGCATCGGCCTGCTGGTTGCGCTCGATGATGGCGTCGATCTTGCGGCCGTTCTCGAGGTGCAGCTCGTGCATACCGCCCAGCATTTCGGCCAGCGCCGAGCCGCCCATCTTCTCGGCTTCCACTTGCCACAGTTCTCTGCGTTGGTTTGGCATGTGCTCTTTCGATTAGCGCACGAGGTACTGGCCGGTGAACGAGAACGCCCGGTTGGTCGTGTCGATGGCGTTGATTTGCACCAGCAGCGCGTCGTTGGTGCCGTCGGCCAGGATGGCGCCGGTGATGTTCGAACCCGCGAGCTGCGTGTTGACCGTGCCGGCGGCCTGCGACAGCGAATTGAAGTCGGACGGAATCGGCAGCGACATGCGGAACGAGGCGGCGCCCGCCGCGGTGGCCTGCATGTTCACGCGGCCGGCGAAGCTGACCACGTCGCCCACGCGCGTGTAGGTGCTGTCGAAGGCCGTGGTGGCGGTGACGTTACCCACGCTGGTGAGCGTTGGTGTCCAGGTGCCGGCGGCCAGCTTGCCGCTTGCCTCGGTGATGTCGCGGCTGTGGCCCATCGCCCAAATGCGATTGACGCGGGCGCCACCGCTGCCCGATACGATGAGCGCGGCCAGCGCGGGGTGGCCGGAATCGGGGCGGTAGATGGCCAGCCCCTCGGGCTCGTAGAAGGTGCCGGCGCCGTCGGCCTGCGCTTGGATCAAGCCCACCGACACGTTGTCCTGGCGCTGCGTGCGAACGCCGTCGAGCGTGTAGGCGTGGATGCGCTTGCCGTTGGTCGAGGAATTCCCGGCCAACACGTAGACGGTGGCGCCGTCGCATGCGATGCCCTGCACCGGGGTGAAGGTGCCGCCGGCGTCGTCGGTCAGGATGTCGTCGTCAATCTGCCATTCGTAAATCCATTGCGTCGAGTAGTCGCCTGCGCCGCCAGCCACGAGCAGGGCCAGGTCGAACACGCGCGCGAAGAACGTGCGGCTGTCCTTGCGGCCCACGGCCACGAGGAAGCGCTGGTCGTACGAGATTGCGGGCAGGGTGGCGTTGCCGGTGTATGCGAATTCGGCGCCGAAGAGGGTGTACGCCTGCACGTTGGCGATGGCCGCCGCATTGCCGGCGTAGTCGAAGCGAATGACCTGGCGGTGGCCCAGCGGGAAGTTCGTTGCCTCGTAACGCACGGCACCCCACAGCTTCACGGTGCCGTTGTTGCGGTACTCGAGCGTGAGCCCCTGGTGGCCGAGCTGCGCCGAACTGTTCGACGTGCCGGCCGCTGCGAGCGTGGCGCTGCCTGGCGCCATCGTGTACTGGTCGATGTACGAGACTTCGGCCGCGCCCGCGCCGGTCAGATGCATGGCGTAGACCTTGCCGCCCACCTCGTCCACGGTGAAGCTCTGCAGTCCGTTGACCTGCACCGGCGTGAACGTGGCGCGCGAGACCGAGCCGCGCGCATCGCGCAGCAGCGAAGTGGCCGGGGCCACTGGCGGCACGCCGCGGGCTGGCTGGTCTTGCGTGTAAGCGTAGGGCGTTGCATTGATTGTTGCGGACTTACCGATGCGGAATTTGCCGTTGCGGTAGCGATTCTTCGCGGGGACTGCAGTGACCTTGAAAGTGCGCCCGCCCAGGTCCACGTCGATGCCGGCGTACAGCGCTTCAAGGGCAGTGAAAGCTGCGGTGTCGTCGGCGATGCCGTCGGCCACTACGCCAGGAACGATGTCAGGGATGTTGAGCAGGCTGCGGGGAATCGTCGTGGTCATGGCCGGCGCGTGGCTTATTGATTGTTGCGGCCATTGTCTGTGCGCAATCTAACGGTATGCACACCCCTCGGCGACCACTGACGTTTGAGAGGCGGTGCTTAGGACAAGAACTCGACCTGCCGTGTGACGGTCAGCGGCACGCCCAGGGCGTTGTTCACCGTGATGTCGTACAGACCCGTGTTCACACCGCCGGTCGTGGTTACCGTGACGCCGGCCGCCAGGTCCGAGGTAACCGACGTATAGACGCGATTTGCGGCGAGCACGCCGTCGCCACGAATCAAGTATTCGGCGTAGCCGTACTGGCCGCCGTTCATCCACAGTTTCACGCGCAGGCAGAAAGGCGTGGCGCTGTCGCCGTAGTCCACCAGGTTCAGGGCGCCACCGGCAGCGGCCATACCCTTCGTGGTGAGCGTGCGCGGGTGGCCGCAAGCGGCGTCCGCGACCGACAGCGCGGTTCTTTCAAAAGTCACGTAAGCCGCCGTCATGAAGCTAGGCGCCTGGTAGTGGCCGAACGAAGTGCGGCCCAGGGTCTTGCCTGCTTTGATCGGGGCGACGTACACGAAGGCGCCGGTATGAGGGCCGAAGGTGTTGCCGACCGTGACCGTATCAATGCCGTCGATAACCACGCTGGACCCCGGCTGGAAGCCGTTGTCGATAGACGAATGGCCGGCCAGCCACGATACGTAGATGAAGCCGTCCGCTGGCGCTGTGTAGGTGTCGGTGATGTTGTAGATAGGCGCCATCCCCGCGGCCTTCACGCCGACGAAACGCGAGCGCAATGCATCCGGCAGCTCGTCGCTCGCGGGGGATGTGTAGCTGAGGTTCGCCGCCGCATTCCATCCGGTGAATTTGTCGAAGCAGCGCGGGCCGGCGCGGCCACCTTCTTTCGTATGCATGGGCGCCAAGCAGAAGGTGGATTTATCGGACTGGTTGTATGCCGGGTTGTTCGACACCACGGGCGTGACCATGTCGGGGGTATTGGTGCGCCAGCCGTAGCCCGATGCGTTGACGGGGCAGGATGCGTTGATTTCATCGCCTCGGCCCAAACGGAATTCCGAAGGCATGAGCGAGAAGCCCTTGTCGCCGTAGCCCGAGTTATGCGCGTTCACGGTCAGCGCGCCGATGCTGGTGCTGCGTTTGAGGAAGCCGTAGCCGGACAGCACCCCGCATGCTTCGGCCGAGACCGAGTCCAGACTAAGCACGGACGAATACACGCCGGCCAAAATCGCCGCCGGCTCGCACCCTTCGAAGTGCGTGTCGCGCACGGTAATCACGCCGCCACTGCCCAGGGCTTTGGCGCCGGCATTGAACACGATGCCGCCCTTTGCGCAGCCGTGGTACAGCGAACTTTGAACCGACATCAGGTTCGCATACACGTCGGCCAGCCGCAAACCGATGCCGCAATCGTAGGGGAAATTCTCGCGCACGGTGAGCGTGCCGATGTAGTTGGTGTTGAGGTCGGTAGTACCACCCTGGAGAGTGAGGCAGCTATCGAAGTTGTAGTAACCAATGCGCTCGAATTCCCACGCGCGAGGGTACTGCGTGCCGGTCTTGGTGACCGTAACGGCGCTGGTCGCGCCGCGCGCGCCCTTGTTATAGAACGACAGATTTTTAATGCGCACCGATTCGTTGAAGAACGAATCGAGGTTCACCTGCAGCGCGTTGGTGCCATTGGTGACGATGACCGCGCCCGACGCCGCGCCACTTTGATAGAGCGCCTGTCCGGTGGCGAAGGCTTCGCCTTCCCATTCCAGGGTCGGCCACGCGGCAACCACCGAGTTGTCGATGGTCATGGGATCAACCAGGTAGGTGCCGGCCGGGAAAATCAGCTTCTTCCGCAGCAGCAGGCACACCAACGCTGCCGCTAGGATGGGCGTGGTGTCGTTGGCGATGCCGTCACCCTTGGCGCCGAAGTCCTTGACGCTGGCAGTGTCGCGCAGCTTGTCACGCACACTACGCGCGGCAGCACCGGCGCCCGACTGCACGAAGTTCAGTTTGTTCGCGTCGATGGCCGCGCTGGCGGCGACCTTTGCATCCGTGACCACGCCGTCGTTGATGCTGCCCACGGCGAGCGGCTGGATATACCAGGTCTCGATTTGCTCAACGTCGGCGGGGATGGGGCTGGCCAGCGTGACGGTGGCGCCGTTCAGCGAGAACGCGGTTTGCTGCAATTCGACGCTGTAGCCGGTGCCGCCGAACAGGATATGCACGTTCTCTTTGATGTAGCCGTCGGACGGCAGGAACAAGGTGGTGCCGCCGGCCACAAAGCCCACGCCCTTGGTGTGCGTGGTGCGGATGACGTTACCGTGGCTGACTTCGACCTGCCAGCCTGCGTCGCTCACAGCGATGTTGCCGTTCTCATCGAACACGATGGCCTTGCCGGCGCGCTCTGCGGCGGTCGGCAATTCGGTGTCCGATGCCGAGTCGGACACGGCGAAACGCAGGGTACGGCCCAGCAGCTCGGCCGCCTGCTGCGCCAGGATAGTGGCGCGGTCCAGTGCGTTTTCGATGACCGACGGATAGAAGCCGCCGCGGTTGACGATGTCCACCGGCTGCAGCACCGGCACGTCGGACAGGATGGTGAGCTTTTGCGTGGACGGCAGCGGCGAGCCATACGTGTAGGTGACGTTGCCGCCGGGGCTGTTGTCCTGGTCCGCGTTCAGCGTGACCTGGTAGTCGGCATCAAGCTCGAGCACCTGCTCGACGCCAGCGGCGTCGGTCAGGATGACGCGCAGGTCGCTCTTGGCGAATACCTTGAAGGCGAAAGGGAAAACGGTGGTGACGCCGTTACCAATGAACGGCCCCGCCTTGCGGATGGAAGTGGAAACAGTCATAAGCCGGCGATCCTTAGGTTGCGGGCATTGTTGCCCGCTGAATCGCCGGTATGCACACCCCTTAGTGTTTCTCCTGGAAGCCGAACGCGACCGCAGCCGGGTTGTGGGTCTTGCCTTCGGCCAGCGCCTTCGTGCCGGTGATGGTCCGATTAATCTGCGCCGAGGGCAGGCCCAGCAGGTCGCCGGCCACGTTGATGGCCGCCTTGCGGAACGAATCATCGAACTGGCCCTGCATGGCCTGCTGGCCCAGCTTCATCGTGTCGCCGACCATGCGCACGCCGGCCGGTCCTGCGTAGCCCGTCGAGTGCTGACCGGTGACGATGTTGGCCGCCTCGCCGAATTCGCGCGACACGACCATCAGGCCCATGAGGTAGCTGATTTGCGCGGCGGCCAGCTTTTTGGCCAGCTTCTTCCAGTCATCGTCGCCGGCGTCGCCAGGCGTGAGCGCGTCTTTCAGCAGCGTGCCCAGCACCGCCGGCACGGTGTACAGCATCAGGTACTTGGCCGCCAGCTTGGCCTTGCTCGACTCGGTCATGGTCTCGGCCACGCCCAGGTTGAAGGCCGTATTCATGAATGAGTAGAAAACGGTGAACAGCTTGAGCGCCTGGCCGCCGCGCTCGATGGCCGCCACGTCCTTGAGTTGCCCGCCGCCCTGCGCGTCGATGACGGCCTGGTCGGCCAGCGACACGGCGCGTGCCTCGTCGTTGCCTTCGCCGATGGCCTTGTCGTAGGCGCCCAGCCAAGTGGGCACGTCCACGGTCTGCTGGCAGCGCATCATCAGCACGTAGGCGTGCGTCTTGAGCACGTCCGTGGTTTGCCCCTGCACCTTGTTGCGCAGCTCGTTGAGCTCGCGGTAGCGCGTGCGCGCGCGGTTGCGCATGAACTCGCTGCGCTCGTTCACGCTGCGCGTGCTGTCAATCGGCGACGCGAGGTACTGCGCGATGCCGCGGCCGATGTGCGTGGGGCCGACGCGCACGATGGACTGCGTCATGCCGAGACCCTGCAGGGCCGCGCTCATCACGTTGAAGCCCAGGCCCGCCACGCTCACCTGCTGGCGCAGCTTGCCCAGCGCAACCTCGCCCTCGTTGGCCGCGCCCTTTTCGCCCTCGGCGATGTCGGCGGCCCACGACTTGAATTGCGCCTTGGCCTCGGGGCCGTAGTGGTTGCGGATGGCGCTGTCGATGGCGGTGGACTTGAGTAGCCGGTTCGCGTCAATCAGCCACTCGTGCCACGACAGGTCGTGGATAACGTCGTTCACGCCCGAGTACAGGCCGGCCAGCGAGTAGAGCAGGGGCCGGCCATGGACTTCCTCGGCGCGCGACTTCGTGAAACTGCGGCGCGTGGTGGCGCTGGTGTACGCGCCCTGCAGTTGGCGCTTGGCGCCTTCGGCGTCGGCGTGTTCCTCGGCGCGCTGGCTGGCCGCCGGGTCGTACTTGACCGGGTAGTACCCGCCCTTCATCGTGACCGGGCCGGCGTCGCGCGACGTGACGGTGAACTCGGTGGGCTCGAGCCATTCCGGCGCCTTGCCGTACACGCGCTTTTCTTTCGCTTCGATGAGCGGGCGGTACGATTCAAAGTGGTCCCAAATCGCCTGCACCGCGCGCCACTCGGCGGCGGTGAGCGACTGCAGCACCGGCTGCACCTGCGCCATGGTCCAGCCTTCGCCGCCCAGCAAGCGCTGCATGTTCGACGTGTTGCCGACGTTGAGCGCGATGGCGATGCGCGACTCCCGGTTCAAGCTGCGCCCGATGCTCGGGAAGAATTCGCCCTTGCCGCCCATCTTGCCCAGCGCGAACACCGGCGCCAGGATTTCCGACAGCTTCTCGGTGGCCTCGGCGCGCATGGTGGTTTCGTTGTCGCCGCGCTCGTTGGCGCTGCGGATGAAGTATTCCCACACCGGCCCGCCGTCCTTGCCGCCGTCGAGCACGCGCGCCCAGGTCGCCGCCTTCACGTGCGCGGCGAAGAATCGTTTGAGCCCTTGCACGGCGCGGCCGGCGTTGGTGGTCGGCGTGCGGGTGTCGGCGCGCCGCGTGCCGGCGTGTTCCACGATGCTGGCCGCGATTTCGTCGCGCACGGCCTCATATTCGCGCTGGTCCTTGGCGGTCAGCAGCTTGTGCTTCAAGCGCGCCAGGTGCTCGATTTGTTTGACCGTGTCGCGCAGGCCGCGCAGTTCTTCGACGGTCAAGTCCTTGTACGACTTGCGGCCAGCCTCGACCAGCAGCTCGGGCGGGATTTCCGGCTCGAAGCCCTGTTCGCGCTGGCTTTCCGCCCATTCCAGCAGCGACTTGCGGCGGTCGATGGCGCGCAGGGTTTGCCCGCTGCGCAAGTCGAAGCGCGCGAGCAGCGCATCTATTTGGTCCAGGTACTCGGCGTCCAGCTTCGCCCGCGTGCCCTCGGCGTCGAACTTCTTGAAGTAGGCCACGGCCTTCTCGACCTCGGCCTGCGCGGCGTGCGCGGCGCGGTCGGCGTACGAGTTCACGAGCTGGTTGCGCTTCTCGACGGCGGCGGCCTGGATGTCGCCCTTCTTGAAGGCGGCGTCGGCGGCCTTCGCTGCGCGCGCTGCTGCGGCGGCGTACTGCGCCGGCTTGATGTTGCGTACCTTGAGCCGAGCGATGGTCGCCTCGGCGAACTGGCGGGCAGCGCGGGGCAGGGTGGCCACGGTGCGGCGCCGGCCGCGTGCGTCGGTGCCGGCGTCCTCGCGCGCGTTCATGGCCTTTTCCAGCGCGGCCAGTTCGGTGGCCACGAAGCGCGTGCGCGCCTCGTCGTGCAGCGCCTCGTCTGCGGCGCGCGCGATTGCTTGCGCGTCGGTCAGGTCGCCGAAGCGCTCGAGCATGCGCTGGTCGGTGATGCCCTCGATTTTCTCGCTGGGCTTCTCGGCCGCCAGCAGCTCGCGGACAAGGTGGTCGCCCGAGGTATAGCCGAACAGTTCGGCCACCACGTCGGGGTGCAGGCCGCCCTCGGCGGTGGCCATGCCACGCTCGCCGGTGGTCAGGTAGCGCCAGGGCGCGGCCGGGGCGTCGCCATACATTTCCTTGAGCGCCGGCAGGTTGAGCTTGCTGCCCACCATGCCCGCCTCTTCCAGCGTGCGGCGCTGTGCGCGCGTGCGGTCGGCCTCGGGCAGTTCGCCGTGCGTGAGGAATCGGCGCGCCAGGTTGATCGGCTCGGCCATGACCTCGGCTTCCACCTCGGCGCGCACTGCCTTGCGCTTGCTTTCCGCCTCGCGCTGCAGTTCCTTGATCTTGCGCGACTTCGCGTTCGACAGCCATTGCATGTCGCGCAAGGACCGCGACTCGAGGTCGTGGATGGCCGACTGCGTCGCATCCTGGCCGAGCGCCTGGTAGCGCAGCCACTCGTCGTCGCTCATGAATTCGGGCTTGCCGGCGAACAGGCCGCCATAGCCGCGCACGGCCTCGGCTTCCTGGATGGCCTGCGTGGTGGCCAGCATGCGGTCGAACACGCCGCGCACTTCGTCGTTGAGCGTTACGTTGAGCTGCGACAGCGAGCGGTACACGTTGAGCATCCACGCGCGGAAGCGCTGGAACATGCTGGCCAGTTCGACGCTCGGCGCCTTGCCTTCGAACAGGTACGCCTCGAAGCCGCGCGCGAAGGTCTCGTGATGCTCGCGCTTTTGCTCGATGTCGTAGCCGTTCCAGGTGGCCAGGTCCGGCACGCCGAACCACGTCAGCACGGCGGCCATGTCGTCCTTCACGCCCTGCGGCGCGTCCTCGCGGCTGGCCATGTCGGACAGCACCTCGAGGTAGAAGTGGCCCGACTCGTGCAGGAAGGTGGACAGGTCGGCGCGCTGCAGCAGCGTGATGACCGACGGCGTTTGCGTGATGTCGTCGCCCAGCGTGATGGAACCGCGCGCGCCGGTCGTGCCCTGGTTATAGCCTGCGGCCTTCGCCAGCTCGGCGGTAAGCGGCACCTTGCCGTCTTCCGCCGTGTCGATCAGTGGCGAGACCAGCGCGCGCACGGTAGCGCGGCCGGCCTTGCGCGCGGCCATGACCCGCCGGTGGCCGTCCACCACGCGCAGGCGCCCGTCTTCCATTTCGACCACGTCGATGGTCGGCGCCTGCTCGCCTGCGTTGAGGCGGTCCACGTAGCCGTCTAGGTAGCTGCGTTTTTCCGGCTGCAGATTGCCCTTCTCGTCAAGTTCCGGCAGATACAGTTCGTCCACCGGCACGTCGCGGACCTGCGCTACGGGCTGGCCGCGCATGTCGGGGTAGGGCAATTTGATCCAGGTGCCGGCCGCGGCGGTCTCGCGCTCGTCGTACGGGACTGCGTCGGAAATGGCCGATTGGTTCAGCGTGTTCGGCGGCGTCCACACGAATTCCTCGCGCACGCCCGGCACCTTGTCGGCGCCCGTGTTCTTCTTGAAGCCGAGTTTTTGGTAGTACGCGCGCAGGCGCTTCTGATGCGCCTTGCCCAGCATCGACTCGCTGGTCAGCGCCACCGGCAGGCCGTAGCGTGATGCGGTGCCCATGATGGCCGACAGGGCCATGGTGCCGATGCCGGCGCCCTTGTTCTTGATGCGGATGTCGCGCACGACGAGGTGCGGCGTACCCTTGCCGCCGCTTTCCACCTCGAGCTTGATGTCGCCGACGGCTTCGCCGCGGCGCATGAGGGTGCCGCCTTCGATGGTGAAGCCGCTGCCCAGGTCGTTGAACGCTTCGACCGGCGGCGCCTGGTCCAGTGTCTTGGCGCCGGCCAGCCGCTCGGCGCGCACCTGCAGCGGGTAGCGCTCGGCCATCTGCTCGGGGGTCAGCCCGATCTTGGCGCCCTGCACGGCGTAGAAGTTGCCGATCATGTCGGCATAGGCGCGGTTCACGTCCGGCGTGAAGCGGCCCGCCGTGTTCAACTGCTCGAGCATCTTGCCGGCCACCGCGTCGCGCGACGCTTTGAACGCGTCGTCGCCCTGCTTCTCGGTGAGGGTGCGCTCGATTTCGGCCTGCAGCTCGTCGCCGTTGGACTGCATGAAGGTCTGCGCCTCGAGTTGCGACATGCCCCCCGGGTCGGTGCGCAGGTGCGGAATGAGCGACTGCGCCAGGTCCGTGCCGGCGATGCGGCCGGCGAATTCTTCGACCGGGATGCGGATGTCGCCGCCGGTGGCCGCTGCGGTCTGCAACTGCTCGGCCACGGCGGGCGACGCCTGCGCCAGCGCGTTCACGTCCACGCCCGACTGCTGCAGGGCGGTGGCGCTGATGTACACGTCGGACACCGGGCCGTCCTCGGCCGCCTGCGCGACGAAGCGCTCGAAGCTCGACACGTCGCGCCCGCGCACCTTCGATGCGGCGGCCAGGTCGCTCATGGTCTGCAGGGCTTGCGCGGCCTGGTCGGCCTGCTGCGCCTGCTGCTCGCGGCCCGCGACCTTCTGCACGCCATGCACGAGGCCGATTTGCGTGCTGCCGCCCACCAGGGTGGCGATGATCGTTTCCGCGACCGCTGCCGGCTGCTCGCTCACGAAGTCGGCCACCGACTTGTCGGGGTTCACGTTCATCCACTCGTTGAAGTTCTGCCACAGCGTCGCGGTGACTTCGCCGGGCACTTCCTTCGTGACCTCGTACATGAGCATTTTGGCCGCCGGCGCGCCGGCCTTGATCTGCTTGAGCAGGCCGGCGGCGCCCATGAACTTCTCGGTGATGACCTCGGCGGCGGCGTCCTCGATGCCGTAGGGGATAGCACGCGCCGGCGCGAGGCCCGCGTCGCGGCCCTTACCGTAGGACTGGCCGAACGTGGTGAGGCCCATGGCGGCCAGCATTGCCTGCTCGCCGGTCATACGCACACCATTGGCCAGGCCCAGCGGCAGGGTGATGAGGTTCTGCCCGGCGGACTGGAAGCCCGACATGACGCCGCGCTCGACCAGGCCGGCGTTCGGGTCAATGCCCGCCCACGCCTTCGCCTTGTCCTGCTGCTGGTGCTGCCAGTTGCGGAAGAATCCGCCCACGGCGTCGAGGCCGACGAGTTCGGCCGGCGCGGCCAGGGCGCCGTACACGCCCGCGTTGAACGTCGGCAGGCCCGAGCCCAGCGCGCGGCCTGCGTGCGTCACGTCGTTGAACAGGCCGCCGCGCGCGGCACCCGGCGCGCTCACCACGTACTTGAGCGCGCCGACCGCTTTTTCCATGAGGGTCAGGTTGTCGGCGTCGTCGTGCGCGAGCTTGGCGAAGTCGGCGTCGGCGAACGCAGCGCGCGTGACGGGCGCGGCGCGCGTGGTCTCGTCCAGTTGCTTGAGCTTGGCGGCGCGCTCGGCGTCGGCCGGCAGCGCGTCCACCGCGGGCAGCGGCGCGCCCAGGTAGCCGGCCACGCGTTTGCGCGTTGCGAGTTGGTCGGGATCGGTGCCGATGGCCTGCGTGGCGCTGGCGCGAAACTGCGCATCGCGCGCGGTCTCGTCGCGCTGCAGGACATCGAGGTAAGGGTTGGCGGGCGCGGCGCCGTCGCCGCCCTGCAGCACGTCGAGATATTCGTTATTTGGCATTAGGAATCAGGCCGGCGGCCGGGGTTTGGCTGCGCAGGTACAGGCGCCGCACGTTGTCTTCGGTCGGCGCGTAGGCCGGGTTGTTCGGGTTCTTCTGATACATCGTGCGCAGCGCGTCCACGATCTTGCTGCGCTCCGCAGTGGGCACGACGACGCGCGCGGCCTGCTCGCCGGAAAGCTGGATGACCGGCACCTGCGTGCTGCCAAACCACCACGAGTTGTCCACCGAGACCTTGCGCGCCATTTCCTGTCGCATGACTTCCTGCTTTTCCTCGCGGGTCAGCGGCCCCTTCTTGTTGCGCTGGGCCATGTCGATGAGCGTTTCCACGCGGTACTTCAATTCGCCCAGCGCACGCTTGTCGTCCTCGTTCTTGCTGGTCTCGTAGGGCTTCAAGCCCATGCCGTCGGCGATGTGGTTGAAGTCCTCGGCGTCGATGGAAGCGGTCATGCGCGCGTCCGCACTGGTCAGCGAGCGCTTCTTTTCCATCAGATGCCCGGTGAGCTGGTTGCCCAGCACCGGCAGCAGCGCGGACACCTGCGCCTCGCTCATCGAGGACAGGGTCTCGGGGTTGCTGTAGGCGAGATACGCCCCGAAGCTGCGGCGCGCGAGGTTGGCCTCGGCGCGGTTGCGGTCCTCTTCGCTGCGCACCATCAGCATGTGCGCGCGGTCGCTCACGTGCTGGATGATTTCGGTCTGCTTGGCGCCGGGCAGGGACAGGAACTCGGGCATGCGCTGCAGGCGGGCCAAGCCGGCGCCCTGGCCGTACGCCTGCATGACCTTGTTGATGTTGCCAGCGGCGCGCTCATTTTCCGACGAGTTGAACGCGGCGGCGCGCTCGCGCAGTTCGGCAATGGCGGCCTTGGCCTTGAGCGGTTCGGTCGAATACTTCTCGCGCACCGCGCTTTCCATCTTGTCCAGTTCGACCGCCTGGCCGTCGGCCTTCGGGCCGAACTGCGACCACACCTCGTCGGCGGTCTTCGTCGCGGCCAGGGCGGTGCCGGCCACCTTGAGCTTTTCGCCGATGTCGGCGCGCGCGAGGCCCGTGAGCTGGTCCTTGTATTTCTCGTAATAGGCTTGCGCGCCGGCGGTGTCGTCGCGGCCCATCAGCACCTTGAGCGCATCGGTGTGCGCGCGGCTCACGGTCTCGGTCTGCAGGGCGGTGATTTCCTCGGCGCTGCGGCCGGCCATCTTGCCGGCGTTGTAGACCGCGCGGCGCAGCTCGTCCGTGTTCTCGGTGACATTCTTCTCGTCCAGCGGGTTGAGCGCGATGGCGTTGGCTGCGGTCTTGGCCGTGCCTTCCTGCACCGACAGCTTGTACGCCTGGTACTGCTGGCTGGCGTGCTGCTGCGCCTGCGCGCGCAGGCTGGTGGCGATGTCGTTGGCCTTCATCTGGAACGCGCGTTTTTGCGCGTCGTTGCCCAGCGAGTCCGCGATTTCCGCGAGGCGCTGGTCCAGCTTCTCGCCGTATTCTTGGTCGAGCGACTTGCCGTCGGGGCGGTTGAGCGCCGCGTCGCCCTTGAGCGTGGCGAGGCCCGACTGCGGGTTATAAATCAGGTCCATCGCAGCGGCCTTAGCCTTCGACGCCGCGTCGTCCAGGCGCACGGCGTTGGCCTCGTTCTGCATGTCGATCTGGATTTGCGCGTACGACTGGCCGGCGCTGGTCAGGCTGCGGCCGAGTTGGTCGGCGTCGCGCGCACCCTGGCCCAGCATGGCCGCGTTGGTGCTGGGCGCCTGGCGCACACCGGGAAGAGCGGCCGGCGAGACCTGCGGCGCGGCGCCGTATTCTGGAACCTTAGGCACCTTGCACCCCCGCCTTCTTCATCCTGTACCAGGATGTCGCCACCTGGCCGGAACTGCCGAGCAGGGACATGACCGCGGCGCTGCCGGGGCTGATGCTGTCGCTGCTGGCGCGGGCGTTGGTCGAGGCGTCGCGGTAGCCGGTGCCCTGCGTGCGGTAGCCCCACGCGGATTTGAGCGCGTTGTCGCGCGCGGTGTTCGCGTCCACGGCCGACAGATAGTCGGTGGACGTGAGCACGTCGTTGGCGCTGCCCTCGGTCGTGTCGATGCCGTTGGCGGCCATGGCCGTGCGCTGGCTGGACTTGAGCGCGGTGGCCTGCATCTTGATGGCCTGCTCTTGCACGCCGCCCTGGTAGATGGCGTCCTGCGCCTGCCACTCGGCGAGATGGGCGTTATTGCCGGCCACCTGCGAGTCGTACAGCAGGCTTTTCTTCTGCGCCTCGGCGGCGTTCTGCGCGCCCGCCGCACTAGCGCCGGCGCCCGCAGCCATGAACAGCATGGGGTTGCACATCGGCTATGACCTCAATTCAAATCTGTAAAACGGTTGTCCTTTCGGCCCGTACGGGACGGGCTCGTCCACTATCGAAAAGCCCAGGCGCCGCAACCAGCGGATGCTGGTCGTGTTGCGGGCATCCACATAATTCACCAGGACCGGGTACAGCCCTAGAGCGAGGTCACGATAGCCGAGGCACACGCGGGTAAGCACACCCCCTCGGCGCTCGAGCACGCTGGTGCCCAGCAGCCACGGCGAGCCGATGCCGCCGAGCAGGGACACCGGCGCCACGCCGCCCAGCAGGGCGAGTGCGCCATCCACTTCCATGGCCCAGCGGTGCGGCGACACGGCGAGCGCGCGCCGCACCGCGTCGTGCAGGTCGCCCGGGTTGGACGCCTCGAGCTCTTGCCGGTCGAGCGGGCGCAGGTTCGCCACCAGCTCGGCGATGTCCGCGCGCGTCGGGGCACGGACGCGAACGTCAGCCACCGACAGCCGCCTCGATACACATGGACGCGATGGTCAGCGGCAGTGGATCGGACTGGCGCACGAACACGTGGCCCGAGTTGTTCCAGTTCGATGACAGCATGACCTCGATTTCGTCCGTGACCAGGTCGGGCGGCGCGCCGTACACCTCGCTCTTGCGCTGCTTGTATTCGCGCAGACTCGTCGCATCCGGCCCGGCGTACACGCCCGACGAGCGATGGACGCGCAGGAAGACCTTCGACACGTTCTTCGGTCGCCCCTGGCCGAAGCCGCCCACCTGCTCGTAAGCGAGCGGCAAGGTCTGCAGGTCGGCCGTGATGGGCAGGCCGATATGCACCTTGCTGGCCGGCTCGATGAGGTGGATGGCGCCGCCGGTGACGGTTTCCTGCGGATGCACGGCGCCGTCGGCCAGGATCGCCACCTTCTTGCCCTCGAGGTGCGACAGGCCGGAAATGGTGGTCGCGGGCGCGCCCTCGTAGGTGAGGCCCGAATCCACGAAGAAGGCGTCGGCCAGCTCTTCGAACTGGCGCGTGTGCATGCGCTCGACGTAGCGCCGCTGCGTGCCGCCGATGGTGCGCCGGACCACGACATACAGCGCGTCCTCGCTGCCCTCGGTGACCACGCACACCGATTCGAACACGCCGTCGGTGTCGTGCTGGTGCCAGCCGGCGACCTTCTGCTCGGGCACGTAGGTGAGGCCCAGCAGCGTGCCGTCGCTCGATACCGCCCACACAATCGGGTAGGGCGTGCGTGCGAAGGCCAGGTCGGTGATGGTCTTGAAGTCGAACAGGTGCGGGGCCATGAGCGACACATCGGTGTTGCTGTAGCCCACGCTGCCGGCGGCGCTTTGCGTGTAGACCAGTTCGCGCAGGCGCCCGCCCTTGGCGGCCGGATAGAGCAGCGAGGCGCCGGTCACGACCGGCTGCACGTTGGACGCGCCGATGTAGGTGACCGGCTTGACCTGCAGGCTGGTCGGCGTGAGGGCGTCCGAGTTCACCGACGTGACCTTCCACTCGGCGCTGCTGGTGAGCAGGATGAGTTCGGACAGCGGGACAATGTGCCGGATGCTGTTCGCTTCGCGCGCCGCGATGCGGAAGCTGATGGCGTCATCGTCGCGCACCGGGATGGACGCCGACAAATTGGATTCGGTCGCCGAGCGCGTGAGCCACATATTCTGTGGCTTGTTGGTGGTGCCGCCGAACGCGCGGCGCTGCTCGTAGTAGGAGACCGCCCCCGGGTAATTGCCGCTGCCCGTGAACGGGTTGGACAATTCCGGCGGCGTGCGCGACACGTCGGGGATGATGTTGTCATCCTTGAACGTGAGTTCGCTGGTCTGCCCGATGTAGCCGAACAGGCCGTTGCTCTTCTTGTAGACGTTGTAGCGCGTGGCGCTGGTTGCTGCTGCCCAGGTCACACTGTTGTACGCGCCGTCGAGCGCCAGGTCGTTGTTGGCTGTGCAGGTGCCCGACGCCACCGATTCCTCGAGCGTGTCGGTGGCCAGCGCGGTGACCACGTACACGTGGTCGATGGGCGAGGCGGTGCCGCTGCCGGCGGTCGCCGCGGCGGCCTGCCCGGTCGGCGGGTTGATGCTCGGCACGAACGTGATGGCCGTGAGCGTCCAGTTGGTCGCGGCCAGCCGGCGCAGCTCGCGCGGTGCGTAGTTCGGGTGCGTGATGGTGAGCACGTCCGCCGACTGGACGAAGTGCAGGTCGAACAGGTCGGCCTCGGCGTACGGCGTGGCCACCTCGTAAGGCGAGCCGCCGGACAGCAGGGTGGCGCCTTGCGTATGAAAGCGCACATAGCCGGGACCGAACTCGAGCGCGAAGGTCTGCGTGTTGGAAAACGCGAAGTTGACCAGGCGTGTGCGCGCGCTGCTGGTCTTGACCTCGCGCACGAACTCGAAGCCGGGGCGGTTCGCGGCCGGGCCGTGGGGCAGGGTGATGAAGTTGCGGCAGGTGGCCAGGCCGGTCTGGAAGGCGGCCAGGTCCAGGCGCCCGAAGAGTTCCGGCGTGATTTCGCCGGCGGCGAAGGAACGGGAAAGGGTGCGTGCGTTGCTCATCAGCAGCCCCGAACGTTTTGCAGTTGGATGCCGCCGTAGCACGCGCCCCGCGCCTTGATGGACTCGGGCACGTACTCGTGCCGCACGTTCTGCATGTTCGCGTCCGAGCTGGCTGCGCGCTGGAACTGTCCGGTGAAGGTCTGGAACGCAGCGCGGCCGGCGGACACGCCCGAGTCGCCCTTGATGATCGGGCCGGCGAGGTACGACGCCAGCAGCCACGACAGCGCGTCAACGAAGAGCGGCGAATACTTGGTCGTGTCGGTCACGCGCGCCACGTAACGCAGCACGGCATTCTCGACGTTGGTGTAGATGACCACGACGCCGGTGGCCAGCGCTTCCATGGCGTACGGCTCGCTGTCGGCGGTATCAAGCGCGCCCGGCGTCACGACGGCAATGGGTTTGACCAGGCCGGTGGGCGCCGCGTACGCGTAGGACCATGCGGTGTCGATGTCCTCGGCCAGCAGCGCGGGCTGCGTGCGGCGCGTGGCGAACGACCAGTTGTGCATTTCCAGCAGCGAGTCGCGCGCCACGGGGTAGAAGCGTGCGCAGTGCTCGGCCTGCGCGCTGCCCTCGGGCGGGTCGATGCTGGACACGTTCGCGCTGTCGCCCAGGTGGGCCAGCGCCAGGTTGCAAATATCGAGTGCGGAAGCCACGGGGCCACCTCCAAATGAAAAACGGGGGCGCGATGGCCCCCGTTGTCGTTGCTGCGTGTCGTCGGCCGGGGCTTACGCCAGGTCGCCGCCGGTGTCGCCTTCGGCGTCCTTCGCCTTCGGCTTCGATTTGGCTGCGGCCTTCTCGTCCACCAGCTCGATGTTGTCGGCGAGGGTGATTTCCACTTCCTTGCCCTCGTGGTTCTTGACCTTCGGGAAGGTCGTGGTGAATTCCTCGCCGGCTTTCACGACGCGGTTCTCGTGGGCGAGCAGGGTGTCGCGGTGCGCGATGTACTTAGGCATGCGTCAGTCCTCCCCGTTAAGCAACCGTGAAGCCGCTGGCGTAATACTCGAAGCCAGGGGGCAGCGTGTCGGTCACGTAGCAAGTGAACTTGCCGGCGGTCAGCGGGCCGGTGCCCACCGTGTACTGCGCGCCCAGGTAGCGCTGGCCGTTCGGCTGCGCTGCCAGGATGGCCGGGTCGATACGCTGCGCGAACAGCTTGCGGCCCGCGGTCAGTTCGGCCTTGCCGATAGCGTCGGTCTGCGCAATCACGGTCGGCGAGGTCAGGGCCGCAGCGGCCGAGGTAATCGCCTGGAAGGTGACGGTGGCGGCGCCGGCAGCGGCGGCCGTTTCGTCCACGCCCCACACCAGGAACAGCGAGCGGCCGGGGCCGAGGTCGCGGTTGACGCCCAGGTCGATGGTGTTGGTGGACACCGCGGTGGCCGTGACCGCTTGCGCGGCCGACAGTTGGTTCAATGCGTCGAGCATCATGATGGTTGCGTCCTTTCTTACGAGACCAGGGTTTCAGCGATGCCCAGGCCATCGACACCGCGCACGGGGATGCCCAGGAACTTGAGCGTGCGGATGTTGGTGCCGAACTGCGTGGCAGCGTCTTCGACTTTCAGCACGTTCTGCGACTTCTCGAGCGCCTGAATCATCAGACCCTCTTGAATCGAGCGGTTCGTGTAGAACGCTGCGCGGCCCATCGAGAAGTTCGGGATGCGGGCGATGGCGCGCATCATCAGCTTGATGAGGTTGGTGGACGAGGTGAGCGCCTGCGAGCCGGTCACGCCGATCCAGTCGGACACGTCGATGTTCGGAATGCGCACGACGTAGCGCCAGTCCTTGACCACGAGGCCGCAATCCCACTGGTACAGGGATTTCGCCGCCTGGTAGTAGTTGCCGTTGGCGTCCTGCACGTCCTGGATGCCCAGGTCTTGATTCTTGACGCCGCCCTGCGAGCCCTTCGGGAAGGTGCCGAACACGGTCTGCTCGCCCCACACCACCAGGTACATCGACGCGTTGTCCGAGCCGGCGCCGCCGCCCAGGATGATGTTGCCGCCGTTGCCCGCAGTGGTCGAGCTAAAGCGCGTGGCCAGGCCCGAGAAGGTTTTCATGTCGTTGCCGACGTTGCCGTTGAACAGCTTGCCGGTCATTTCCTGGTTCATCGCTTCGATGAACGGGGATTCTTCCGACAGGCGATACGCGGCGCTGTTGCCGTTCAGTTGCAGCAGCTTGGCGTCGATGTGCGAGCGCGCTTCCATCATTGCGCACGGCTCGGTGACCTGCGCGGTGGTGGACTTGCTGGTCGGTACGCCCTGGTTGTACGCGCGCCAGTAGACGGCCGGCAGGCCGGTGCGCACGGTGACCACGTGGCTGGTCGGCTGGTTGGCCTCTTTCCACACGATGTCTTCCAGGATGTCGTTCTGCTGGGACAGCAGCTCGACCACCGGGTCCACCTTGCCGTCCGGCCCCAGGCGCTTGGTAATGTCAGCCAGGGTCAACTGGCCGGTTGCGAGAGTCGCCATTTACTTTTCCTTTTACGGGTTCATGTTCGGGAACATCCGCTGCGCCGTGGACACGGCCGGCGCGGTGCCGGACTTGCCCGCCACGATGCGGTCTTCACTAATTGCCTTGCCGGCGTTGACAAGCAGCCGGATGACCTCCGGGTGATTGCCCAGGCCGGACTCGTGCAGCAGCGTCTGGAGCTTTTCCGAGCCGAAGTCGTTAAGCGCCTTCTTCGCCACCGCGAGGTTTTCCGGGAGCTTGTCGCCGCCGAATTCCGCGTCGGTCTGCGCTTCCTGCGCCCACTTGGCGGCGGTCTCGGCCAGTACTGCGGCCTGTTGCGCCTGCCACTTCTGTGCGAGCTTCACGCCGAGGTCTGCAACCTTTTGCGCCTGGTCTTGCGGCAGGTTCAGTTCCTTAGCCAGCGACTTGAACTCGCCCGCTACTTCGGCGTCGAGCTTGACGCCTTCCGGTGCGGTGAAGTCCTCGTACTGCTCGGGCGCGCCGGTGGGCTTGTCGTCGGCGTCGGCGGATTTGCCGTCGTCTGCAGGCTTGTCGCCGGCTGCGCTTTGGTCCGTCGTTCCTTCGGCCGGTTTGGCCGCAGTGGCGTCGGTGCTCGATTGCTGCTGTTGTGCATCGGGTTGTGCCCCCGTCGATGTGTCGGTGGCGCCCGGTGCGTTCTGCGACGAGTCGGTGGCAGTGTTAGGTTGGCCGCTCGTTACCAGGGTGTCCGTCGTCATTCGTGTTCTTTCGTGGCTTCCTTGGCCTCGGCGACCATCAGCGCGTACTGCTCGGGGCAGTGTTCGTTGATGAGCGCGGTGAGCCAGATACCGTAATTGCGCATGCCCTCGCGGAAGAACGTTTCACTGTTGCCGGTAAAGCTGGTGCGGTACATGCCCGACTTCTCGAGCATTCGCCACACCAGGCGCCGGCCCCACGCGTGGGTCATGAGCTGCTTGATGTCCGACGCCTCGTTCGCACGGGCCAGTTGCTCGCGTGCCTCGGCTTGCGCCTTAGCCTGCTGCTGGCCGTGAATGTCTAAGGGGTCGTACGATTTGCTCATGCACGGCACGATAAGCGTGCCGTGGCGAGGTATGCACACCCCCTATGCGGTGGTGCTGTCGGTGACGATGCCTAAGCCGGCCAGGGCGGTGAGCAGGCTGGCCAGTGCTGCGTTTCCGCCGCGTGATCCGGTGACGGTCGGCGGCGTGACTGGCGCGGGCGTGGTGTCGGTGGCGGTGCTGCTCATCAGGCCCACGGCCACGAGCTGCTGGACGACCGCCGCCAGCGCGGTGTTGCCGGCGATGTTGCCGGTGATGGCGGGCTTGGTGATGGGCGCCGTGTTGTAAAAGCCCACCTTGGTGCCGCGGTGTGCGAAGTCCTGCGCGACGGCCAGCGAACCGCCGGCGGTCATGCCGTCGGTGAGTGTGCCAAGCAGCAGGTTGCCGGCCAGGTAGTTGATGGCCGTGCCGTCCATGTACAAGTTGTACTTGCCGGCGCCGGCCAGCGCCTTGCCGCGGTAGGCGTAGGTGGCCGAGCCGCCGAGCGTGACGGTGACCATCGCCGCCGTGTCCGGCGCCTGGCCGACGCCGACATACTGGTCGAAGCGTGCGCGACGTTTTGCGCGCAGGTCGGTGAAGGTGCCGGGGCGCGCGTCGCGGTTGCCGACGACCTGGCCCTCGGCGAAGCCGGATTGCAGGCGGGCGTCGTACAGGCGTGGCGTGCCCATCAGGCGCTCGGCTTAATGTAATCGTGCGGCGGCGTTACATCGAACCGCACGGCCTTGATGGTTGTCTTTCCCTCGACCAGCGCCCGGGTGACGCGGTGCCACCCGTCCATGATGAAACCCTCTTGGTCCAGGATGATTGGGTGCGAGGTGTCCACGTCGAGCACGCGGCGCATTTGCTGCGCGAGGCCGTAGGCCGACGACACCGGGTTCCACACCGAAGACCCTGCGTGGATGGCAGCGAGCGGTAGGTCGAACACGGGCAGGTTCTTCGCGCGTTCGACCAGGTTGGCCACGATCCACACCCGGTCCTCGTGCTGGTAGGTGTTCTCGGCCAATGCCACGCCGGCAATCTTCACGGTCGGGTAGTCGGCCATGGGTCAGGTGTATCCGGTAAGGTTGCGCATCACGTCGGTCAGCGCGTTCTGCCCACCGGTGTCGGCGCCGGCCAGGTTGGCCGCGCTCTTGCTGGCCGACTCGGCCATGGCCGCCTGCTGGGCGGCCTGCTGCTGCTTCGCGCGGTCTGCACGAATCAGGGCCACCTTGTCGCTGGCCACGATCATCGACGGGTCCACGCCGAGCGCGTCGCTGTACGAATCGGCCCACTCGTCGGCGTTGAACTTGTCGAGCACGTCGGGCTTCATGGTGGCGATTTGGCCCAGCGACATGACGAAGCGGTCGATGCCGTTGGTGCCGATGGCCCGCTGCGCCTGCGCGAGCATGGACACGAACTCGACGTTGAGCTCGTGTCCGTTGAGTTCTTCCGGCGGCGCCGGCAGGATGCCCGCCTCGAGCGCGCGTGCGAAGGTCAGTTCGATTTTCGGGTCGAGCAGTTCGTTGTGCTGTCGCTCGAGGACTGGCCCCAGCATCAGCAGCTTTTCCTCGTGCAGCTCGGCCACCTCGGTGGCGGTCATGCGTCCGCGGTCGTTCTGCGCCAGCAGCTTGAACAGGTCCACGTAGAACACGCCGTTGATGCGCTCGCGCACGTCGCGGATGTCTTCGAGCAGGTATTGCAGGTTGAGGTTGACGTTGAACGCGGTTTGCACGGCGCCCGGCCCGTTCACGTCGATGTACGACGTGCCGCCCGGCAGGAAGTTGTGCATGCCGTTCTTGGCGCTGGTGGGCAGGATGAGCGGCGGGTCCACCATCTTGTCGATGCCCTGCGCCTTGCGAAGCTGCTGGTGCTGCAACTGGCGGATGTCGCCCAGGGCTTCCATGCTCGGGCTGATGCCGTAGGTGTCGCCGCCCCAGGTGGTCCAGCGGGGCGCGAGCACGCGGAAGGTCTTGAAGCCCGATTCGCGCAGGTACTTCTCGGGGTTGTCGCTGGCCTTCTCGAAGTACAGCGAGCGGTACGGCATGTTGAGCGCGTCGCGCTTCCTCGGGTCGCGGTCTGCCCGCGGCTCGATGACGTGGATGATGGTGACCTTGGCGTCCAGGTTGCCCGCTTCGAACAGCGTGCGCACCGCGGTGCTGCACACCTCGAGCCCGAATTCCTTGACCAGTTCGGCCACGGTCTTCTCGCATTCGCGGTACAAGCAGTCCACCTCGCCCTTGTAGTTCGTGGCCAGGCGGTACTCGCCGGCGGTCAGGGTGTAGTGGTGGATGACGGTGTCGAAGTCCTCGGCCACGATGGACGCGGCGGTGCCGTAGGCGCCCAGCTCTTCGTACATCGAGTGCAGCGCGCGGTAGGTGTTGGACCGCGCGAAGATGGCTTGCATGATGCGCGTGACATCGTCCAGCCACACCTTCACCGGTGCGAACTTCGTGAGCGCGGGGTCCGACGTGGACAGGCGGAACCAGGGCCGGGCCGGGCTGGTCATGCCAGCCATCAGGCCCGCCGACAGGGTCTTCAACGCCTGCGTGCCGGTCGAGTCGTAAATGTGGTTGAACTGCTTGTCGCCTCGGTTGCGCTCGTTCTGCAGGAAGCGGCCGGACACCGGCAGGATGTTGCGCGAAATGTCCATGTAGCGGGTGCGCCACGACGAAAACTCGCTGTCGAGTGCCGACCAGCGAGCGAGGTATTTATTGCGTGGCGTGCTATCGGTCATGCGCCACCGATCCCTTCGTCATCGACTCGGTACGTGCGGAACGCCTCGATGACTTCCAGCAAGCCCTCGCGGGTGGTGCCGTCGGTAATCTCGATTGCACCGACGGCAAGCGGGGTGCGACCGGAAAACACCGTAACGTTCATCGTCGCGCAGTTAATGAGTGCCAGTCGCATGGTCATTGCCCCAGCAGGGTGTTCTTGCCCAGCGTGAGCTGCGACGGGTCGATGCCGGACGGGCCGGTCAGGAAGGTGGACGCCGGGCCGGCGTTCACGCCCGAGGCGGCAGCGTTCGCGCCGCGCATGGCCTTCACGTCGGGCTGCTTGCCGTCGGCTTGCTTACTCGGCGGTGCGGTGGGCGTGGTGGCCTGCGGCGTCGGGATGTCCGGCGCCATGGCCTTGGTGGCCGCGTAGCTGCCCACGACCGCAGCGGCAGCGTAGGCGATGGTGGTGGGTTCGCACATTGGTCTGGTCCTAAGTCATGGCGGGACCAGTTCGCCGGCCCCCTATCGTGATGCGTACGGATCGTAGTCGCGCGCGTTGGCGGTATGCACACCCCCGGCCATCTGCAGTCGTTCGAGCGTGGGCGTGTCCATGAGCGCGAGGATGTACGCGCTGGCCAGGTCGGGCGAGCGGCCAATGCGGGACACGATGTCGTCGCGGCTTTCCACGTAGATGGTCATGCCCTGCATGCGCCACTTAGGCGTGCAAAGTTCCTGCGCCAGCTCGCGCGATGGCGGCAGGGCGATGCCGGTGTTGTTCGCCGGGTCCAGGGCTTCACGCATGCGCCACCACAGCTCGCTGCGCTGGTTGGCGAACTTGAGGCGGCCCGACTTGTCCATGCCGCGCGCGCTTTCGGCCACGTTCACGCCGATGACGGGCTGGCCGGCCTGGTTCAAGAAGTCGTAAGGGGATGCGCCCACGCCGATGACATCGAGGTGGATGGGCGCGCGGTCGCGGCTGGCGGCCAGCACCAGGCCGGCGACAGTCGGGCCGTCCGGCGTGTCCTTGCCCGGGTAGGTCAGCGGCTCATCGAACCACATGCCCTCGTGGCGCCGCGCAATGGTGGTCTTGTCCTTGCCGCCGCGCGCCACGTCCACGCCCAGCGAGTCCATGCGCGGCTTCTTGTCCAGCTTCCTCCAACGCGCTTGTGCAGCGTCCACCCAGGCCGTCGGGATGACCTGCCACGGGTCGTCGGAAATGCCCGCCTGGAAGTCGCCATACAGCATTTGCGAGCGCAGCGGCTCGGGCAGGGATTGCAGAGTGCTCATGTAGCCGCTCGCCATGTAGTAGGGGTTATCCGTCAAGCGCGCGGGAATGAACGTGCGGGACTTGGGCAGGATGATCTGCTCGGGCTTGTAGTTGGCCGGGTCGAACTCGTAGGTGACGCGGCCCTCAACCAGCACGAACGGCTGGCCGGTGAGCGGCACGCCGTCGCTGTCCACCCACATATCGCAGCTGTTGCCGTCCTTGGTGGGCAGCATCGCGCAGTAGCGCAGCTCGCCGGCCGGCACCGGGTACAGCGGGTGCGCCTTGTCGAGCCACGGGCCGAAGAACTCGATGACCCACCGGCCCTCGGTCGTGGTCGGCGGGTTGAACGTCATGAGCACCTTGGCATGCAGCGATGCGTTGCTCGTCCGTGTCCAGCCCATGACGAAGCGCACTTGCTGCTCGCGCATTTCGGTCACTTCGTCAAAGATTTTCTTGTCGTGTGCGCGGCCCTGCCAGCGGCGCTCGTCGCCCGGGTTGTCCAGGCCACCGAACTCGCACAGCGCGCGACCGGGGATTTTCCAAATCGCTTTTTGCGAGTTGAACCCGTCGGTGGTGTCGAGGATTTCGGTGAGGCGCTGGATGACGCCCTCGGTCTGCGCTTTCTCGCGGCGGAAAAACGCAGCGCGCTCGGAGCTGGTGAGAATCAGGCCAGCGGCCAGGTCAGTCTTGCCGCCGCCGGCCGCCCCGCCGTAGCCAACGATGTCGGCCTGCGAGGCGTACGCCTGGCCCTGCGGCCCGGGTAGCGGCTTCCAGATGGGCAGGCGCCGCTGCTTCTCGCGCAGCAGCAACAGCAGCCGTTCGCGCGCTGCGCGGTCATTGGCAACCGGCGTCGGCATGTGCTTCCCACATATCCGGCCAATGCCGGTTGCCTTTGGCGATGTTCTCGCGGGCCGGGATGATGCGCAGGTTGGCCGCCACGTGCAGTCCACAGACCAGTGGCGACTGCAGCGGGACGATGTGGTCCACGTGGTACGGGTCGCCGGTCACGTCGGACAGGAATTTGGACGTGAGGTATATCTCGCGGATTGCTGCAGCTTCCGACCATACGGGCAGGGCGTTCTGCTTCTTCGACCGGCGGTTCGCCAGCACGACCTGGCGGGCGCCTGGATTGCGCGCGGCCCAATTGCTATTGGCCCACCGCGCGTCGTGCTCGGCCGCTTTCTCGGGGTTCGCTTTACGCCAATTTGCCGTGGTGGCTTTGGCGCACGCCTTGCACCACAGATTTTTGCCATCCTTGCGGCGGCGATCCGTACCAAAGGCGGTGAGGTCTTTCTCGACCTCGCATTTCGAACAGCGCTTCATACCAGGTCTGAGGCGTCGCCGCTGTCTGCTTGGGGGTCAGGGTCCACCGAGGTCGCGGCGAGGGCGCTGTGGCCCACCTGCGCGGCCAGGCGGGCGATTTCCGCCTCGATGTCGTCGTCCGTCATGGTGGTCAGCGCCAGCGAGCCCGCCATTTCCACGCGGCTGTTGTCGCGGTACTTCTCGGGGTCGTGGGCTTTGGCCAGGAAGATGGCCAGCGTGTCGCTGTACTTGCGCACGGTCATCGGGATGCGCTGGCCCTGGTCGTCCAGCTTGAAGCGCGATTGCTGCTTGCCGTCCTCGTCCGTGTACAGCTCGGTGAGATACGTGGGCTGGCCCTGGTGCAGCACGGGCTCGGCCACGCCGTCCACCGCGCGGCGGTGCATTTCGTCCTCGAGCACCAGCAGGCCGGCCTTCATGGCCTCGTCCCAGCGTTCGGCGAACTCGGGATCGTTCTTGCGCCAAATGTAGGCGGTGTAGCGTGAAATGCCGACCGCTGCCGCGGCCTTGCCAACTTGGCAAGTCTCAGCGAGGGCGGCGCAAAATGCGGTCAGCTTTTCAGGAGTCAATTTCATGGTGCAGATTGTTGCGCGCACCATGAACGGTATGCACACCCCTTAGGCGGCCTCGTCCACCTGGTCATCGGTGCGCGTCCTGGCCACCGCGCGGAAGGCGCTGGGATTCTGATTGCGCACCTCGTAGCGGCAGATGCGAGCGACCGTGCATTTGCTCAGTTCGAACATTTTGGCCAGCCGGCGATAGCCCACGCCTTCCTGCTCGTGCATCACGCGCATGAGTTCCACCTCGTAGTCGGTCAACCGAGCGTTCTGATGGTCCTCGCCAACACGCAGGCCGCGTTCATTCACCCCCACCATCCTTTTTGCTTTTGTCATTTTGCCCACCCCTCTCATCCGGCCAGCGCATCGTGCAGAATCCTGCAAACACGTAAAAAATTACCGTTCCTACCGTTCCCACCCGTACCTACTCGTTTTCTATGTATTTCCCTAACCGACTTATATACACGTATTACTACTTTCATTAACTTAGGTAGGAACGGTAGGAACAGACCATTTTTCCCTATGAAAGCGCCGTTCCCACCTCAGTAGGAACGGGTGGGAACAGGTAGGAACACTCAGCCCGCATCGGGCGCATAAACCCACTGCGGCGCCCCATCAATACGCAATTTTTTGCGCGCATACCCTAAAGCACGCAAAACGGTGCCGATTCGCATTTCCTCGACCCTCTTGCAGTTTTTTACGTCCAGCCTGAGCGCACCCTCAAGCACCTCATGCGTCCGCAAGAATTCCCTATCCGCAGGTTTTTGCTCGGTCATCGCGTCCGGCGTATTGAGCCATTCCTTGACGACGGGTTCCCACGAATCGCTCACGAGGTAGTTGGCGTGCTCGCCCATGGCCAGCGTTTCGGCCTCGTGATAGTCCACGCCGACCAGGTCGAACGCTTCCCGGGCTTCGGCCCATAGCTGGGCGCAGTCGCGCGTGATGGCGTCCACGTCCACCAGGCCACCGATGCGCACCGGAAGCCACCGGCGGTTGCCGGTCTCATCGACCAGGAACTCGTCTTTGTTGGTCGTGCCGAAGCACAGCAGGCGCCGCGGGAACACCGTGTTGAATTCCCGATACTTCGGCGTCCAGTCCTCGTAGCGCTTCGTCATCCATGCCTTGATCGCTTCCGAGTCGCGCGAGGCCAGCCCCTTGAGTTCGGCCAGCTCGGCCACGAGGCGCCCGCGCATCTTGCGCGACAGGTCGTCCTCTTTCTCGCCGAAACTGATTTCGGTGAAGAACTCGGCGGCCGGCGCCATCGCCGCCACGCCCGACGACTTGCGCGCGCCCTGGCGGCCCACCAGGATGGGCGCCATGTCCGCCTTGCAGCCCGGCTCGATGATGCGACCAGCCAGCGCCGTCCAGATATAGCGGCCCACCGCGCGCGTGTACGGCGTGTCCTCGCCACCGAAGTGCGTGGACAGGAAGCGCTCGATGCGCGGCACGCCATCCCACTGCAGCCTGGACAGCCACACCTGCGCCGAGTCGAACGCCTGCTGCTCGGCCACCAGCAGCACCGCGTCGCGCGTGGCGTCCTTCGACGGTGGCTGGAAGCCGCAGCGCTCGAGCGCGATGCGCAGGCGCGTGTAGTCGGCATCCTTGAACGACAGCCAGTTCTCGCCGTCGTCCTCGCTGTACATGATTTCGTCGCGGAAGGTGTCGTATGCCACCGTCATGCCGGTCATGTCGGGCCGGGCGATGGCCTTGGTCATGTTGTCCATCGTGACCAGGATTTCCCCGGTCTTCTCTTTGCGCACGAAGGCCGGGCGCGGGGGCGGCGCCGGCTTCTCGCCGGCCTTGGCCTCGACCACGTCGAAGTCGCCCGACACATCCTCGACCCAGCCGAAGCGGCGGGCCAGCGCCAGCACGGTGCCGCCAGTGGATACCCGGCCAGCGTGCGAGGCGCCCTTGATGCGCGACCACTCGAGGTCCACCTCGTCGGCGTTGTACTTGCTGGACCGGCTGCTGAACTCGTGGGCGAGCGCCAGGCCGTCGCTTGACGCCCCGGTCTCGTGGTGCAGCGCCATGACCACGTGCAGCCAGTCGTCGTAATCGAGTTCGTCGGCGCCGCTGTTTGGGATCGCGGCCAGCGCGGCCACGAGCTGCGCCTGGTCCACGGGCGCCGCGGGCAGCGACACGTCACGCACCGGCCGCTCGGTCTCGACCGGCTCGAGTGCGAAGCGCTCGGCCAGCGCGGACCACAGCGCGTCGAACTGCTCGATGGTGAGCACCGGGAACTCGTCGGGTAGGCCGCCGGCCCACTCGTAGCGCACACCGCTCGGGTGCGTGCCCACGGCGATGAACTGCTGCCCATCGCCCAGGAACTCGATGATGCCGCCCTCGACCTTCATGCGGCGCTTGCGGCGCTCGCCGTCCAGGCGGAAGGCCAGCAGGAACTTGCCGCTGTTCGGGCGCGTGCGGGCCGGCAGCATGCCACCGAAGCCGATGGCTTCGAACAGGTCGGCCTCAATGTAGTTGCGGATGCGGGCGGCCATCGCGAGGTCGGCCACGTCCACGTCCAGCGCGCGCACGTCGCGGGTCTGGATGCAAATGCCATAGTCGGGCTGCTTCACCCATCGCGCGATGTCCTGGTCGCTGCTCACATGCTGCGACCAGCCCGGGATGCCGACGGCGTGACCGTTCCCGTTGTAGCGGGAAGGGGTCTTGCCCAGGTCCGCCATCTTCGAGTTCGGCGAGATTTCCGCCTGCGGGTTCGACACCACCGGCAGCAGGTCCGTGGTGAGGCCGGCCAGCAGCGTGAGCGTGTCCCAATCCGACGGCAGGGCGCCGTAGACCAGGGCGCTCATAGGAGACCCGCCGCGTAGATGCTGCCCTCGGCCCATTCGCAGGCGACGCCGCACTCAATCTTCGGTTCCTCGTGCTTGCGCCCGCGGCCCGGCTCGAGGTCTTTGAGGAACACGCCCTGCCCACTGATGCGCAGGGTAGGGTGGCCGATGTTCGCCTCGACTTCCATTTGCTGCTGGAAGCGGTCGGGGAAGTCCACGCGAATCTTGTTCCAGTACCAGGCGCCACCCTTCACGCAACCTATGCAGTTGTTGTGGTCGTAGCCCATGTCGTACATCACGGGCAGTTTGATGCCGGCGCGTTGCACGATGGCGAGCGCCTGGCCCTTGTCCACGCCGCCGTCGATAAGCGGCGCCCACACGCGCATGTGGTTGTTGCCGTCGAGTAGGCGGTCTAGCCGGTCCTGCTCCTCGGCGGTGTACCCGAACACGTCCAGGTCGCCCGGTCGTGCGTGCGACTCGCGCACGCCCTTCTTGAGTAGCTTGGTGCAGGGGGCGCCGTCACGGCCATTGATGAACCGCTCGCGAAGGTTGACGTTGACCACGCTGCCGCTGTACTTCTCGTTGACGAGCACCTGGATGGGCACGCCGAACCACGCTTCGCAGTCCTTCAAGAACCGCATGTTGTCGGAGTGCTCTTCGTGGACGTGGCAGTAAATGACTTCCAGCGGCAGCGGCTTGTCGGCGACCTTGTTTTCTTCGATGGCGATTTTCGTGGCCACGGCGCTGGCGGCGCCACACGAGAAGTGGGACACGATGCGGGTGCGGTCGCTCATGGGGCGGCCTGTTCTGCCGGCACGCTGGCGGCCTCGCGCTGCTTGATGAAGTTGTCCAGGGTGGACTTGCGCCAGCCCGAGGCGCGTGGGCCGAGCTTGATGGGCGCGGTCAGCAGGCCGTCACGGACCCACTGATAAAGGGCGGTGCGTTGCACACCGAGGTATTCCATCGCCTTCTTGGGGCGGTATATCGGGTCGTCCATCGAAACCTCGCTAAGCAAACATTTTTGTTCTCGTCTGTGCGCTAACTAACGTTAGCGTGCGTTTAGCGAAGTGTACAACCGGAAATAAGATTCCTCAAGTAAATTGCTTGATTCATTTCAAGATTTCCGGCCAGCACGTCGCTAAACGCGGTCGCAGCCAAGTAATCGCGCCTCGGCCGTGCGGTAGTGGTTCGGGTCGCTTTCGATGCCGATGTATCTACGGCCTTCGAGCAATGCAGCGAGTCCGATACTTGCCGAGCCCATGAACAGGTCCGCCACAACGCCACCAGGCGGCACGGTGTATCGGATCAGGGGGCGTATGAGCTCGACTGGCTTCTGCGTAGGGTGGACGGCGCGCCCATGCTCGTTACGCACTTGAAGCACACTGCGCATCAGGCGCGGGCCACCGGCGACGCTGACATAGTCACCAGCCCCTATGTGGCCCGTGTGTGCCGGCCTGGCTTTCCGCCGTACCGTTTTTGCACGAGCATCCATCGTGAACTGCGCTTCGCGGTACACGTCCGCCCACGCCCCACGGTAGAACATGACGGCGTGCTCGTGTACCCGCCGAAAGCGATCATTGGCGAAACCGGTGCCGTTCTGCTTCTCCCACACGATGTCCTGGCTGTACTTGAAGCCGGCCGCTTCCATTTGGGAAAAGAGCGGCGCCAAGAATCGTATGCTGCCAAAAACCCATACCGCTGCAGTCGGTTTGAGGATGCGTGCAAGTTCAGCAATCCAGCCATCGACCTGCGTGTCCCATTTGAGGGCGGTATCGCCGTACGGTGGGTCGGTGATACACGCGTCTACGCTTCCATCCGCAATGAAGAGCGGTAGAACGTCACGGCAATCGCCGTGGTACACCTCGAACATCACGCACCATCCGGCACGGTGCGCACCATGTCCATCCAGCCCGACGGCAGCTTGAGCTTGGCCTCGATGCTGCGGGCGGTGGTCTCGGTCAGTGGGCGCTTCGGCGGGGTGCCGAGCAGTTGGCTGATGTATGACCCGTTGCTGTAGCCCAGTGCTGCGCCGAGCTGCTTGCGTCCGCCGCGCTGGTCCGCCAGCAGCAGCAGGTTGTTGCGGCGCACCGCGTACACGTCGGCCATCGGCTGCGGCCGGCGCCGTTCAATTATCTTTTTCATTTGCTAACCCCTTGATTAAATTGGTTAGCGCATGTTAGCAAAAGATTTGTCGTAAGTCACGCACGCATTAGCAGTTGCTTTCATACTAGCTGCATGCTAACGTCCGCTACCAACTCCAACAGGCACACTCCCGTGGCCGACATCCACGACGTACGCAAGAAGAATCTCAAGGCGCTGGTGGTGCAATGGGATGGACCGACCAACCTGGCCAAGCAGCTCGGCTACACCGGGCCGTCCTACGTGTCGCAGATGGTGAGCGGCAACCGGCCGATCACAGAAAAGACTGCGCGCCAGATAGAAGGCAAGCTCGGCCTTTCTATTGGCTGGCTTGATGCCGCCCATCCAGGGGCGCCAGCCGCTCGCGCGGCTGTTCTAGACACCACGAGCCTGTCGAGAATAATTTCCTTGTTGACTGTGGCGCTAGACGAAGCGGGCGTAAAGATGCAGCCGGGGAAGTTCGCCGAGCTGGTGTCCATGGTCTACGAGGACGCGCAGGAGCGCGGCCGGATAGATGAGAAGTTCATTAATCGAGTGATTGGACTCGTGAAGTAAAGAGGTTGCTACCATGCCGCAAGAAGTAATAAGACAACGCATCAAGTACCTGGTTGAACACGGCGAGTTGTACCCACAGCAGGAACAGCGCGCACATGACAAGCGCATGCAGTTCGCGGTCATCGCGCTGCTGGCGTTCAACACCATCGAGGCCACGGCGCTCGCGGTGAAGTACCTGCTGTAGCGGCCCCAGCCCGCGAACAAAGCCGCCTTCGGGCGGCTTTTCTTTTGCGTGTTCGCGTTAGCAACGTGAAAAATTTCTTGACCGCATGCTAAAGCATCTGCTAAATTACATGGGCAGTTTAGACAAGCCCGTTAGCAAATACTTTAGGAGAGTCAAGAATGTCCCTCATCGCCATTTCCGTGCGCCGCGCCATCGGCGGCGCCGAAGTCACCTTCACCGCAGAAGCCGACGACCTGGTCAAAGCGCTGGCCGCCGCCCACACGCTCGCCGGCATGGACACGCCGGCCGCCAGCTCGGCCCCCGCTGCCGATGCGAAGCCTGCCAAGGCGAAGGCCGAAGGTAGCACCGCCGAGAAGCCGAAGGCCGAAGCAAAAAAGCAGACTGCGGACAGTGCTTCGTCCGCCCCTGGTGCCACGCCGGCAACCACGGCCCAGCCGGCTGCTGCGCAAGACAAGACCTCGAGCACCACCGATGCGCAAGCGAATACGGGCGCCGGTGAAGAAGTCAGCTACGACCAGGTCAAGTCGCTGATTCTGACCATCGCATCGAAGCAGGGCCGCGACAAAGTCACCGCGCTGCTGCAGCGCTTCGGCGCCGCAAAAGGGCCGGAACTCAAGCAGGACCAGTACGCCGAATTCGTCGTCACCGCGCAGAAGGTGCTGGACGGCGAATACGACCCGGTCGCCGGCGAAGAGGCGTTGGCGTAATGGCTACCGCGGTCATCACGCTGACCGACTCCGACGACGGCACGAACGTGGACGTGAAATTGGAGTTCGGCGAAGGCGGCACCGATAACGACAGTTCGGCGCACCACATGGCCGTGGCGATGCTGCGCACCGTCACCGGCGGATTGGAAGACGACGAAGGCGAGGCCGGCCATGGGTGACAGCGCACAACACGCGCGGCTGTCGCCGTCGGGCGCGCCGAAGTGGATGCGCTGCGCGGCCTCGCTGGCGCTCGAGGCGGATTGCCCCGATTCGTCCAGCGCGTTCGCCGACGAGGGCACCGCCGCCCACCAGGTCGCCGAATGGGCGTTGACCGAGAAGAAACCGGCCGCCGCTTACATCGGGCGCCGTGTGGATGTCGGCCCGCACAAGACCATCGAATGCACCGAGGACATGGCGGCCCACGTGCAGACCTACGTGGACGCGATCTACGCCCGCATCGAGGAATTCAAGCTGCGCGGCGCCGTGTCGGTCGAGCTGCTGGTCGAGGTGCGCGTGGACTTCTCGGAATTCGTCGGCGAGCCCGGCCAGTTCGGGACCAGCGACGTGGTGCTGCTCATCGAGTGGGCCGACGGCACCATGCAAATCGACGTGAACGATTTGAAGTTCGGCCGCGGCGTGCGTGTCTACGCCGAGGGCAACGAGCAAATGCGCATCTACGCGCTCGGCGCCTTCGACCAGTTCTCGGCCCTCGGCGACTACACCCGGGTGTCCTGGTGCATCCACCAGCCGCGCCTGGACCACGTGGACGCCGACGAGTGCGACGCCGACACGCTGCTGGCGTGGGCCAAGGACGCGCTGCGTCCGGCCGCCGACAAGGCCATGTACTTGTTCGACATGCGCAAGACCACGCCGCCGTCGGCCGAGGACTACACCCCGGGCGACAAGCAGTGCAAGTTCTGCAAGGCGAGGGGTAAGTGCCCGTCGGCCGCGCAGCTCGCGCTGAACACCGTGGCCGACGACTTCGTGGACCTGACCCTGCCGCTCGAGCCGCAAATCAGCGCGGCCATGGAACGCATCGAGCAAAGCGATGGCCCGCACATCGCCGACCTGATGCGGCACCTGGACTTCATCGAGTCGTGGTGCAAGGCGGTGCGCGCCCGTGCCGAGTCCGACCTGCTGGCCGGCCGCAGCGTGCCGGGCTTCAAGCTCGTGCAGGGCAAGAAGGGCGCACGCCAGTGGGCCGACGCCCAGGTGGTCGAGACCACGCTCAAGGGCATGCGCTTGAAGAAGGAAGAAATGTACGACTTCAAGCTCATCAGTCCGACGACCGCCGAGAAGCTGGCCAAGGCCGGGACTATCGGCGAGCGGCAGTGGCCGAAGCTGCAGCAGCTCATTACCCAAGCCGAGGGCGGCCTGTCCGTGGCGCCCGAAACGGACAAGCGACCGGCTGTCGTCATCGAGCCGGTTGTGGATGACTTCGATGACGTGACCGCAGCAGAACCGGCAGAAGCCGAAACCGCTGACCTTTCCGACCTGGTGTAACCCATGACGCACGACGCCTCGCATAACGCAACTGTTCACAACCTGCTGCCGCTCGATGCGCAGGCGCTGCTTCGCCGAGCGGCAGCAACCCGCGTTACCGACACGGACCCCATGGCGCGCATACGCGCCGTGGACCAGGCCATTAAACGCGTGAAGCGCGAGCACTCCCGGCTCTTCTCGCAGGCCGCGCTGCACAACTACAGCACGGTCGAACTCGAAATTCCAACTATCTGAAAGGCACCACCATGAAAATCAAACTCGCAAACGTCCGCCTCGCATTCCCGCAACTGTTCGAAGCCAAGACGGTGAACGGTGAGGGCAAGCCCGCCCACAGCGCGGCCTTCCTGTTCGCGCCCGACCACCCCGCGGCTAAGGAAATCAAGGCCGCCATCGAGAAGGTCGGCGCCGACAAGTGGGGCGCGAAGTGGCCGGCCATCAAGAAGGCCATGGAAGCGGCCGACAAGACCGCGCTGCACAACGGCGACACCAAGTCCGAATACGCCGGCTACGAGGGCATGCTCTTCGTGAACGCGCGCAACGTGCAGCGCCCGACCGTGCTGGACCGCGACAAGTCGCCGCTGACCCTGGCCGATGGCCGCCCGTACGCCGGCTGCTACGTCAACGGCGTCATCGAGCTGTGGGCGCAGGACAACAACTACGGCAAGCGCATCAACGCCACCCTCATGGGCGTGCAGTTCTACAAGGACGGCGACGCGTTCACCGGCGGCGGCGTGGCTGGCGACGACGACTTCGACAGCATCGAAGAGGGCGCCGACGCAGTGGACGACCTGGCCTAAGTGCCCGCCCTGGCTTCGGCCAGGGCTATTCGGTGGTGCTGCTGGCGGC